ATTGTTAAATTGTTGCTTTCGTATAATTTTATTAATGTTTCAGCCCGCTCAATTCCTATTTTATCTTGTTCAATTGAATTTTGTCTATCTAGTGTTTTCTTTAAATTATCTTCTTCTTTTAAATGTTGGTCATTAACTTTCTTGCTCCATTCTTCGTTTGCTTTAATCCTAGCTTCTAAAATCTTTTTGTCTGATTCAGATATTTTTACAGCTAATGTATCAATATTTAAAATAGTATTTTCTTGGTCTTGCTTTTGTTTAGTATTTAAAATGTCTGAATATTTAGTGTATATTTCAACACGTTTATAATTGAAGTCATCTTCAATTCTTAATATATCCGTTTCGTTTGCGCCTGCATTTATTGCTTTCTGCTTAGCTATTTGTTCCTCATGTTTAAGCAAATTTAAAGCATCATTAACTATCTTTTTATCTAAAGCTTCTTGTGCTTTACGTTCTTTATCAGTTTGCGCTTTTGTTGTTATTTCTTTTGATTTTAAATATTCTTCATATTGCCTTTTTAACTCATCTTGTCTAAATTTACGTTCTTTTAAATATTCTTGTGCTTCTAAAATAGCTAACTTCTTTTCCTCTGACGCTCCTTTTTGTGCAAGTGATAATAAAGCTTTATTAGCACTTTCAATATTTGAAAGTTTAACACCACTTATATCTTCAATATTTTCTTTTGCAGAATTATAATCTTTATTATAAACAGCTAATTTATCCAAATAAGCCTTTTCCATTGCTGTCTTTTCATCGGACTTAGATTTTTCAGACTCTTTTTTTACGTTATCAAAATATGAAGTAATGCTTTTTTGAGCAAAGCTATTTGAAGCAATAGTGCTTTCTGAAATTTCTTGCTCTTTACTTTTTAGTATTTCTTCTAAAAATGTAATTCTATCAGAAATGAAGCCAATAGCATCTCCAAATATTTTTGATGTCCTGCTTCCTATTGCAATTAAAAATTTATCCCATTTATCCCCAAGGTTTGAGATTTGACCTCCTAATGTTTCAGAAATTGCAGCGGTTGAACCTGTAACTCCTTCCAAATCTCCTAGACTCAACAAATAACCTTTTATCGCTTCTTGCGTATTCTTTACTTCGGTAGTAACTCCCTTAAACGTGTATTGTGTTGTTTCTCCTGTTTTTTTCGCAGTTATACCAAATTCTTTTAATCGTTCATTTTCTCCAGTAAAGGCGTCTAATGTAGCCTCTGTTAATTGGTCTATTGATTTACCTGTACTATTTGCAATGTCGGCTAGCTTCATCATTTCACTTTGTGAAAGCTTTAAACCTCTATTTGCAAATTTAATGTAAGTGTCAGTCAATTCCATTACTGAAAAATTGGTCTTAATGGCGGTATCTTGAATCATACCCATTGCCATGTCCGCCCGTTGTTGGCTACCTAAAGTATTGGTTAAAACGGCTCTATACTTCTGTACTTGGCTTGTAATGTCAATTACGGATTTGCCAAAAGAAACGATAGAACCAATGGCGAAAGCCCCTGCAATAGCGTTGCCTATACCGTCAAAAGAACTCTTAAACTTATCAACTGATTGTTTTGAGTTTTCAAGTCCTTCCTTTACTTTCTTGCTACCTTCACTTGCTTGTTTGCCTGTTTCGGTTAACTCCTTACCAGTCTTATCAATTGAGTTTGCAAGGTTGTTATAGTCTTGCGTTGCTTTCTTAACGTCTGCGGTATCAACTACAAATACGGTCTTTACTACTTTAATATCGGTTGCCATAATTACTTTTTATTAGCTTGTTTCTCCATTTCTTCAATAAACAAATGGTATTCGTATATTGTTAGCCCTCTAATGCTATTGAGTTCTGTAATGCTTCCTTTTGCAAGATTAACTCGCTCGCTAAATCTCCTTTCAATACCTCTGGTGAAAGATTGAGCAAGATGTTGTCTATTTGTAGAACCGTTAATTGTCTTACCTCGTGGTTCATTTTGGTAAAGGTCTTTAAATCTATTTTTGAGAAATCTAAAGAGGGTATTAAGTTTTGTAAAGGCAAGACTTGGAAAAAATCCATCAATTTATCTTTTTTCCATTCTTTTAACTTTTTTTCATTATATGCAAAGTCATAAACTAAAGGACTTTCATTCTCATCAAAGAATACTACACTTGCTAATTTAAGAAGTAAATCAGGGTCTGAAACTAGGCTTAATCTTAGTTTTAAATCATGGTTTAATTTTACTACCTCGGTTAATTTACCATTATTACAAGCGTTTTCTATTGCTTCATTGTGGGCTAATAAGAACGCCCTATCGCATTTCATTGTAAGTTCGTCGTAATAGCTTACAGCAGTAAATGCACGCTCACATGGGATGTTTATATAATCCGACATTTGATAGTAATTTTTGCCGTTATGCTTAAAGGCAAATTCAATTACATAGTTCGTTTCTTTACTCCATTTAGGAGACTTCGAACTAAAGAATTTTGTTAGTTTTTCTTTTAGTTTCATTCTTTGTAAGATATTGACAATATACAACTATACACCTCGCACAATGCTAGAGTGAGAAATCCACACAGGAAAGCTTGCAATGTGTATCCGTTTACCAATGATACCACAATTCCGTACCACCAACCCATACACGTGGGACAACCTATAACTGGTTTTAATAACCATATTGATTTATATTTATGTAATTTGCCAAATATCATTCCCTCTTCAGTACATTGATATACTGTGATTACTATCGCAGTAGCAAGTAATACACTATCGTAGATACTCATAAGTAGCCGTTGAATTAGAGTTTATAAACGTTAATATAAAGCAATTGTAAGATACGCTATTAAACGTTAACTCAATAGGCGTTTCATAATCTGAGGTTTCGTAAATTTTAAGTGTAAACTCTCCAGCATTGCAGTTAAATAAGTTAGGCGTTAATACCGATAAATCCAAAGCGCATTCATTTGAAATAGCCGTATCCAAGATAACCTCTAAAGAATCGAATTTGTCCCATATTTCAAATATGTAATTCGTTCCTGTTTCAAGTCCTTTTATTTTGATTTCTTGTAAGCATTGCGACATTGGAACAGCATTATAGCAATTGCAATTGTCCTGTTGTAGTAAGTAACTCATAAAGCAAAATTATCTTTAATTGAATTACTTTATTGTCTATTGTGCTACAAATGCAATGACTTAGTGAAGTTGTAATGGAAAGTTGAATAGTAGTATCTTTGACAGTCTAGGTTGTGCGTAAGTTTACTATCTGATTTATCAATGCTATTATCTTCTAATACCTTAACGTTTAAATTATCTTTTATTGAATAAATACACTTAGGATGAATGTAGCATTTAATATGCTTTTCAAAAATACTATTATATAGTTCCCTTGACTTCTTATGGCTTGGATTTGCTCTCGGTGTCTTAATAGCCGTAATAGGTATATTTAGTTCACGTTTAATGATGCTATACATAGAATCCAAAGCGCTTGTACTCTTTTCCCTTGCCCATCCTGAAGCATCTCCAGTAACGTATATTTGGCTTTTAAAATAGTCTTTAGTTTTGATTAGATCCGTTACTGAATATATTGAACTATCTTTTAACCTGATCTCGTCAATTTGATAAATGAAATCATGCGTATGCTGAAATACGGCACACGTAGCGGGGTTAACATTAAAGTCAAATGATAGGTAAACGGGCAAACCCTCTTGATAAACAGCCTCATTGCTTACGTTTCTTGTCGGCTCAAAAGCATAAGCAAAAAGGTTCTCATTTTCTCTAACCTCCCAGTCACCATTTACCATTCTTTCAAATATTAATGAAGTCGTAGTTGCTTTTAATTCCTCAATAGCACTTTCGGGAATATATGGGTTGTCGGTAATCTTTGAAGGTATATAAGCCCAATTTGATGGTAAAGTATTATCTTTCCACCTATCATAAAAAAGTTCTTTTACCCAGCCTGTTGAAGGGTTGCACGTCGCTAATATTAACGGCTTAGGTTGGTTTGGTATCAAATGAGAATAAGAGAACACACGGCTATTGACTACGTTAAACGTATCTTGATTACATTCGTTTATTTCATCAAATCCAGCACCGTTAATCTCTAAACCTCTAAATCTGTTTAGTTCCTTATCTGTATCATAGCTTTCGGCCATAAACATGATTTGGCTACCATTTTTATAATAGACAATATAATCTTGATTATTGAATTTCTCAATATAATGATTAATACCCATGTGGTAAAGCTTAAAAAATGAGGGTATTAGCGTTTTTTTAAGTGTTGGTAATGACTTACGAATCATTACCCATTTACTACCTTCATGCTTCATAGCTAATGAATGAAACATTAAGCATAGCCAAAATGATTTTCCACCTCTAATTTTGCCCCCTATCTAATTAAAGATAGGGGGGAAAGCCGAATAGCCCCACCGTACAGAATAATATTCTTATCCTGCTGTGTTGCTATTTGCTTAGCCTCTATCTGTTTAGGTGTGGGGTTGATTATCATATTACCAGTTTAAAATCGCTCCATCTTCGTTCTTGTTCTCTGTTTTAACTTCTTGCTTAGAGCCATTTAATTTATGGTTCTCTTCGTCTGTCCCACAAAGTTTATAAAGAGCAATTTGCAAAGCTGGAGCCTCGGCTTCTTTCCACTTTTTACGCATAAAAGACTTTGCATCAACCTTATTAAAGTCTAACATTGCTTTTATTTCGTTACATTCGTGACTATCTATTGGAAACCATTCATAAAAAGTTTTTTTAGCTA